GGTAAAATAAATATACCACTTCCAACATTATGTGTAACATCTAGCTTATCTCTTTTAGCAACACCCACTCTGTCTAACAAGGTTTGGGCTGCTTGAAGTTTAGCATTAACCTGTGGAATAGGGTCATCACTATTTAATATCTCTACAAGTTTATTTGAAGCTTGTGGTGCAGATTTTGCTAGAATCTTAGTCGCAACATCTATGATTTCATCTTTCAGACTATTGATTACTGCATAAGAAGCTCCAGGTTTATACCCAGCTATATCCAAAGCTTTGTTTATATCTCCTTTTGCTTCTGAAGATAGTGCTGCTAAAAACTTTTCTTGTTGTTCTGTAAGTTTTCTTTTGCCATCTAATGAAGGTAAGTAATTATTAACCATGTTTTTATTATAACAAGTTTACAGCTAGTTGACAACATTTATTTTAAATTAGAGTTGACAAATGCAGGAGTACCTGTATAATATAA